AGACTCAAGTATATCCCTGTACCGAAGCACTACACACCTGATTTTATTTTAGTGGGAAAAAATAAGAAGATCTATATCGAAACTAAGGGTAGGTTCTTGGCTAAGGATAGGACTAAACATCTTTTAGTTCAAGAACAGCACCCTGATATAGATTTAAGGTTTGTTTTTACTAATTCCAGGCAGAAATTATATAAGGGTTCATCAACTACCTATGGTAGATGGTGTGAAAAGCATGGGTTCACCTATGCGGAAAGGAGTGTGCCTGATTCATGGTTGAGAGAAATACGAAAGGGGTAGTTCATGAGCCATGTCCTAAATGTGGTTCTAAAAATAATTTAGGGAGGTATCCAGATGGTCATGCGTATTGTTTCGGTGATAGTTGTGATCACTATGAGCATGGTAATGGTTCAGTTTCTATACAAGATATATCAAAATCCAACGGTGTTTTTAGACAGGGTGTTTACGAGTCCCTTAGTAAACGTGGAATATCAGAAGAAACCTGTCGATTCTTTAAGTATCAAGTAAGCTACGACAATAATAAAAAAGTTCATATTGCTCCTTATTTTAATGAGGAGAAGAAACTCATAGCTCAACAGTTAAGAACTAAAGATAAAGACTTCCCCGTTTTAGGGGAAACTAGAGATTTAGGTTTATGGGGAAAACAATGCTGGACTTCTGGAAAGCGTATTGTCATAACAGAAGGACAGATAGATACTATGTCTGTAGCAGAAGTTCAGCGTTGCCAGTACCCTGTAGTATCCATTCCAAACGGTGTAGGATCAGCTTGTAAAGCTATAGCTAGAGATTTACAGTGGTTGTTAAACAGTTTTGAAGAAGTAATATTAATGTTTGATAACGACTCTCAGGGTAACAATGCAGCTCGTAAAGCAGCAGAGCTATTCCCACCAGGCAGATGTAAAATAGCTTCTCTTCCTCTTAAAGATCCTAACGATATGCTCTTAGCTAATCGAGGAGCTGATGTTATCAACGCTATATTCAGAGCTTCAGTATATCGGCCAGATGGTATTATAGCAGGGGAAGATACTTGGGATTTAGTGAGCACCCCTATGCAAGCTGCTGATATGCAGTATCCTTGGCAGGGTCTTAATAACCTTACTTTAGGAGCTAGAAAAGGTGAACTCGTCACGTTTTGTGCAGGGACAGGAGCTGGAAAATCTACCGCTGTTAAAGAAATTGCATCATATTTCCACTCAAAAGGAGAAACAATCGGTTATATTGCTCTTGAGGAGTCTGTGCGTCAGGCAACCATTGACTTCATGTCGATTGAAGCCAATGAAATGCTTCACTTGAAGGATAATTTAGAGGAAAAATTTTTACGGGATATATGGGAAAAAACTTTAAATACAGGGAGAATATTTTTATATGATCACTGGGGAAGTATGGACGGTGAAGTTCTCTCCAATCGTATAAGGTACTTGGCTAGGAGCTGTAATGTTTCTTGGATTATTGTTGATCATATTTCTATTATGATCAGTGGTATTGAAAGTGGAGATGAAAGAAGACTCATAGATAACCTGATGACTAAACTGAGATCCCTTGCAGAAGAAGTAAACATAGGTATCTTTATTGTATCTCACTTACGAAAACCGGCAGACGGGAGAGGACATGAAGACGGCAGAAAAATATCACTTAATGATCTTAGAGGAAGTGGAAGCATCGCTCAACTTAGTGATTTCGTTGTTGGACTCGAAAGAAATCAACAAGAAGAAGGTGAAACCACAGTTAGAATACTCAAAGCTCGCTATAAAGGCAGTTCAACAGGAGTTGCAGCTCGTTTATATTATGACAGGGAAACAGGCAGGTTGAGAGAGTGTGAATATATTGATGAGGTGTTTTAAGTATGAAGGTGCTTGATCTTTTTTCAGGGATTGGAGGTTTCAGTTTGGCACTTGACAGGTGTGGAATGCAGACTGTAGCTTTTTGTGAAGCAGACTTATTCTGTACTAAAATATTAAACAAGCATTGGCCTGATGTACCAGTGTATTCGGATATAAGGAAACTCAATGGAAAAGAAATCGGAACAGTTCAAATTGTTTGCGGAGGATTCCCGTGCCAACCGTGGTCAGGAGCAGGAAAAGGAAAAGGACATACAGATGACCGTGACCTCTGGCCTGAAATGCTACGAGTTGTTAGAGAGGTCAAACCACGATGGGTGCTTGCAGAGAATGTCCAAGGATTTGTTAACAAGGAAATGGGACTCAGACGCACGGTGTCTGACCTGGAAGGTGAAGACTACGAAGTACGGGTATTCACTATACCAGCTTGCGGTGTCAAAGCTCCGCACCAAAGATACAGGGCCTGGATTGTGGGCTACTCCAAACACAATGGATCACTTGTCACAAAGAAGTCCAGAGGCTGTAGCGAGACACAGGAATCACCCGAAGCGTCAAGGACAAAAGAGGCCAGAGAATCTACGGGAACAGATAGATCCAGAGACAGTCAAGATGTGGAGAACTCCAGCAGCACAAGAACCGGGGTCACGCTTGGAACAATTGGTGACCAAGGACGGGGGACCAGCGAGGGTCGGGCAGAGAGCATACGACAAGGACACGGGGAGGCTGGCACAAATAGGACTGCCACAACAAGTCAAGATGTGGCCGACTCCGAACAGCAGCGACCATCGGGACAGGGGAAACATGAGCGATCCTGCAATACAGAGAAGAATAGCTACAGGCAAACAAGTTGGCTTGACGATGGCTGTAAAGAAGGAGAAGGGCATTGGGACATTGAACCCAACGTGGGTAGAGTGGCTCATGGGGTTCCCAAAAGGGTGGACAGACTTAAATCGTTAGGTAATGCAGTTGTTCCTCAAATTGTAGAAATCATCGGAAGAGCTATTTTAAAAACAGAAGAGGCATTTTAAATATGAATATAATATTTGATTTAGAAACTGATGGTTTACTTCCAGAT